TCTTATGGTGTTCAATTAAAAGGTGATGCCACTATCAACTAATAGTTGATAATATATCACTCATATTTGGGGCCAGTGGCAACATTGGCCCCTTTTTTTTACATGATAGTTTGGTTTAACGGTCCCAGTCAAAAAGAATTACTATCTATTCCTAAACAACCAGTGGAGATTGGTTGCAATTACATAAGACAAGTCAGAGATGTAAATCACGTCGTGTGTTATGACGCTGAAGTGGTCAATAACATTGACATAGAAGATGATGTCACATATCATACTCGTGTAGATTGGGCAACACCACCAATATGGAAATCAATTGTTAATCCATATGGAACAGGCATCAACTCAGGCCTGTTGGCAGTTATACTGGCACAAAAAATGACAAAAGAAAAAATTTACATAATAGGTTGCGATTGGGGGATCCAAAAACATAGTGTATTTCAATATGAACAAGGCAGTAAATTAAGGAAATACAGCAATAGTATGAGAGATGTAATGTTTCAACTTGCCAAACAATCACCAATCGTTGTAGTCAATAATGGCACACCAGATGTAAGGGTTCCTGTAATAACAAAGTTTGAATTCCTAAAGACTATACAATAAATATACTTGTTCAAGCAGGACTTGACAGTAATTAAAGAAGGACTTTATAATGGCTACATTCGCAAGTGACTCAAATCTACAGGAATATGAACCTGATATCTTAAATTTTGGCATACAAGATTTTTCAGAACTTCACGCCAAGAGTTATGATGACATCATTAGATTATTACAAATCAAATGGTGGCCAACAACGCAATACTCAACAATTGACATTAGTGTAATAGGTAATGAATCCAGATTATCACCAAGCAGATTAGACAGCACTCAATTCACAAGAGCGTCATCTTATCATGTACTTGCTTATTACATCTATCCTAGGTTATCTACATTTGACCCTGATGGAGACGCTTTCCAAAATAAAATGAATTACTACAAGCAACGGTTTGAAGAAGAATTTGAATTAATTTTGAGAGAGGGCGTATCCTATGACAGCGACAGTTCAGGCACTTACACAGACAGTGAAAGATCTTCGTTTCATACAGGGCGATTGATTAGATAGTGTCAGCAAGAGAAAACATAGCAAAAAATATCGTACATCAACTGGAGAACATGACGACTCCAGCACCTAACTTTGTGACCAGAGAACATTTTGATGTTCAGAAATTGGCCATAACACAATATCCAGCAATATTGGTCTATACTGCCAACGAAGACAGAGAAGACATCAGCACAGATGAGAGACAGAGCAACATCACATTCCAATTGAGATGTTTCGTGCGTGGCAATCAATTAGACACGCAACGTAATGAACTCTGTGAAAATATTTCTGAGACATTGGAAAAAAGCAGAGACAGAGATCTTACACTAGCACACGAAAATATTCATAACGTATCAACAACGATATCCAATGTGGAGGTGATTGAAAGAGAATTACCTTTGGCACAAATGAATATCAATGTTAATGTAAGATACACATATACAAAAGGAGTATTATAATGGCTGTAAAAATGTACAAAGACAACTTATTCAAAATGGTGCGAGGCATGGATGCCCAAGCACACTTGGATGACGGGTGGGCATTTGATGTCCCGTCAAAAACAACATCAACAAAACCAAAAGTGAAATATAAACTTAAGGTCAAAGATGTTGAAATCAAACAAACAAATCTTCACAGTCCAGAAGATTCTAACATAGGAGACTAAACCAATGGCTACAAATACGACAAGTTATACTGGAGAGTCAGGTGTTGTAGAATTTAGTGACACAGCATCAAGCGTGACAGCAGTCGCTTCTGTGAGAAACTTCACAATAGATACTGAAATGGACGCAATTGAATCTACGGTAATGGGATCTGGTAATAGATCTTACATTCCAGGATTGAGACAATTTTCTGGAAGTATGGATTTGTTTTTCAGAGATGACACAAACGGTGGAGCAGGACAGGAAGCATTACAAAATGCGGCTTATTCTACTCAAACTGCCGCGACGGCAATAGAACTGTACCCTTCAGGGAAAACTACAGGTCTAAAGTTGTCTGGAAATGTAATCATCACTGGTCATTCAATCACATCAAACTTTGATGGAATGGTTGAAGCGAGTGTGACATTCCAAGGTTCTGGAGCATTAACAAGAACAGAGTTATAATGTTTTCAGTCCAATTCAATACGACAAAAGCAACCGCTGATCTTAAAAAATCAATTGATCAAACGGTTCGCTCAGTAGCGAAGACTTTTTTTGACGGAGTCAAAAAGAGAACACCAGTTAGGTCTGGTCTCGCTAAACGAAGTTGGCGGTTCAACAGGAAGTCAGCAACAAGTTATTCTGTTGACAACAAGCAACCGTACATAGGTCGTTTAGACGAAGGCTACTCAAAACAAGCACCATCAGGTATGACGAGACCCGCACTTGATGAGGTTATTGCAAAGCATAGAAACATAAGGAGCAAATAATGACAATAACAGACAAAATAGCAAAACACTACCAACAAAGCATTAGTGGTGAATTGAAAAAATATCATGTGGACGAGTGGGACACTGATATCTATTACAGAACAACATATCCACTTAAAGATGAAGCAAAGGTTTTAGAATTGCAGGCCAAAGGTCACACAATTGAAGCCTTAGTTGAATCAATCATCACTAAAGCAAGAGACAAAGATGGTAAAAAAATCTTTGTTGAAACTGATAGGGTGAAGTTAATGAATGAAGCAGATCCACTTGTAGTGGTAAGAGTTGCGACAACCATTAACAACGACAGGATAACTGGCTCGCAGGCTTCTATCGCAAAGGAATAGAAACCAGTGTTGAGTTAAGGTTTGTAATGATGCTCGCTGACAGGCTGAAGAAGTCTGTTGAAGAAATATTACAAATGACAACACTGGAGAGAGATATGTGGGCAGGTTACTTGTTTTTTGAGCATAAGGAGAACACAAAGACTATGCAGAAACAAAGACAACAGGCTAGGACTAGAAGAAGATAATGGCTAGGCAAGATCTGTTAATAAACATAGCGGTCCAGAACCAACAAGCATTGGGTAGGCTACAAGGCCAACTCAATGGCCTAAAGAAAAGCAGTTTTGGATTGGGCAAAGCGGCCAAACTGGCGGGGGCGGCATTCGCGGCCATTGGAACCGTCAAACTGGTTGGTGGTCTTATCAACACGATAAGAACATTTGAAGACCTGCAGGCGACCTTAAAGACAGTACAAGGTAGCACTGAAGCGGCGGCTTCTGCATTTGATCTCATAAGAAAATTCACAGCAGGAACAACATTCCAACTAGCGGAAGTATCAGAAGGTTTCATCACACTTAGAAACGCAGGATTGAATCCTACGCAGGACATGATGAAAAACTTAGGTAACATTGCCGCTGGTATGGGTAAAAGATTTGATGATGTTGCCAAAGCGGTATTCAATGCCACTACTGGTGAATTTGAAATGCTTAAACAACTTGGTATCAAAGTCAAGGTCCAAGGAGACAAACTAGAAGCACAATTCAGAGGCACAACAATAAAATTAAACAACAACGCAGAAGAAATTCTTGGATTGTTAGAGACGATTGGTGCTGAAGATTTTGAAGGTGCCATAGAAGAAAGAGCAAACACATTAAGTGGTGCGTTCTCAAACTTTGGTGATGCCGTAGCAGAAACGGCAATGAAACTTGGTGAGGGAGGTCTAAAAGACGAACTGACACAAGCGGCAAGAGGACTGACAGCATTTATAACAGAAAACGAAGAATTAATTGCAAGTGTTGGAAGATTTTTAGGTTCAACCGTTGGTCTATTGATTGATGCCTTGGGTTTAATCTTTAGAACATTTATGAAGTTGGCTGACGGTCTTGGTCATGTCATAAACGGAGTGGTAGAGTTTGGACAGACGGTACTCAGGTACATTCCTTTCATCAATAAACAAGAACAAGTAGTCAACAACAATGTTGAGGCTCTTCGTTCATTACACGAAGCATACGAAGTCAATAACGAAGAAGTAAAAGACGCAGTGGTCATATCTGACACATACACTGACGCCATACAAAGAGTGAATGTGGCCACAGAACAAGCGGCCCAGACATTTAGTTTCTACGATGACCAAATATTAAGAGCAAAAAGATCACAAGATGCGGCTAACAAATCCGCAAAAGAATTTGAAGACATAATCGCAGGTGATGCCGTTATAGTGGCATTGAGACAGGTGATTGGAGAAGGCTTCACACCTTTACAAGGCAAGATCACAGCCATCGCGGCAGGTATGAACACATTCAGAGACACGGCTTCAAGTGCATTGACAGATGTAATCTTTGGCACAAAATCATTGAATGATGCCATGGGAGAAATTGTAAAATCAACATTGAAAGCCTTGATACAGGGTATGATCAATGTTGGATTGACTGTTTTTGTGTTGAAACCGCTTGAAGAATTTTTAACAAGACAGAAAAACAAACAAAAAGAAATTAACAGCGAATTAAAAAAAGAAATAGGCCTGAGAGCATTGTTGGCGGCGTTCACGGGTGGTTTTGGTTTGCCATTCTTCGCAGAAGGTGGTAAGACAGGTGCCAATCAACCAATTGTGGTTGGTGAGAAAGGACCTGAGATATTTGTACCTAATTCATCTGGTACTGTGATACCTAATCACGATATAGGAATGAACACAGGATCAAGTGGTGGCGGAGGTGACAACATAGAAGTCACATTCAACATCAACACAATTGATTCATCAAATTTCAATCAACTAATAACTTCAAGGCAAGATCTAATCATAGGATTGATCAACAGAGGACTTGCTGAAAGAGGCAAAAGGAGTCTAACAGCATAATGGCATTATTCACACCATCACAAGGATTTAGAACTTTAGACTGGCAATCTAACACAGGTGTCAGGACCACAAGATCAGTTTCTGGCAAAACATTTAGGGTAAAAACAGGCAATCAATCTTGGAGTTTCAAATTGACATCACCTGCTCTTACCAGAGAACAATTCATGGCAGACTATTCATTTTTTGTACAACTAGAAGGAATGTTGAATTCATTTACCATTGTACCACCAACGATTGGTTCAACAAGAGGCACAGCATCAAATACTGTCACTGTGAATGCTGGATATTCCGCAGGACAAAGTCTTGTGAAAGCAAATGGTGGTTCTGGCACAATGAAAAAAGGTGACCTAATTAAATTTTCAAATCACGACAAGGTGTATATGCTGACAGAAGATGTCAACATGGATGCCTCGTCAGAAGATTCCTTCAGTATTTTTCCTGCTCTGACAACAGCAGTAGCAGGTTCAACAACCATCACTTATAATTCTGTACCAGTCAAGGTATTCCTTGACACAAACCAATTGAAATTTGTCACACAGGCAGATGGGTTGTACAGATATGAAGTAGTATTGAATGAGGATATCTAATGCCAAGAAGTATTGCCTCTGCCACACAGAATAAACTAGGCGGCTCCAACATTTTTGTTGCTGACCTTATTGAAATACATTTTGGCACAACTGTCTATTACAACACTTCTCGTTTTAACATTTCTTATGACAGCAGTACAGCACCAGACTCAGGCACAAACATCTATCTAGCACAAGGTAAATTTTTAGGTTATGGTCGTGTAAAAGAAACAACTGACCTTAGGGTAAATGCAATTGACCTAACTTTGTCAGCAGTTGATACAACCACAACCACCCAATTGATGAACAACGATTTTATTGACAAAAGAGTTGTCATCTACAGAGCACTACTGAACAATGATCTATCATTTACGGCACAAGATATATGGATGATATTTGATGGATTCATAACTGGTTATGCCATCAAAGAATCACAAGCCACATCAACAGTGACCATAACGGTTGCTTCACAGTTTGCAGATTTTGAAAGAACAAACGGCAGACGTACAAATCCAGCATCACAAAACATTCATTTTCCAGATGACAGGGGTTTGGATTTCGCACCTGAACTCAAAGAAGATATTAAATGGGGGAGACCATAATGATAGACATCAAAAAAGGCAACATAATAAAAAAAATAGAAATGGAAGATGCCACTCAATTCATTGACTTGGCGATGAAAGCGGTGTATGAGAGAGGACTGAATGACATTGATTTTGACAAGCCTATGTTCTATGCCAGATGTAGAAGTATATTGGCGAGAGCGGCCAATCACACAATAGGTCTTTTTGTTGATGATGAACTGGTTGGTTTTTCAATCGCACAGATAACAACACAACCTTGGTCAACTGAAAAAATTTGTTATTTGAATCTAATGCACACTGACACACAACACAGGCACGAAACGTACTATCAATTGATGTTGGACAGCATTTACACCTGGGCCAAAGGTTTAGGCATTACAAGATTTCACACCAGCACAGTAGCCTATCTTTTACCTGAACAAACAAGAACAAATATGTTGATAAAAAACGGATACAGAGAAGCAGATATCATATGGGAGAAAAAAATTGATTAGAAAATTTGAAAAAAAAGATCTACAACAATGTCTTGAACTTGCACAACAACAAGTCAAAGAAAGCAAATGGTCAGGCAAAACTTTTGAAGTGGAAAAAGTACAAGCAGTCTATCTCAGCACAATAGGCAATCCAAAAAGATTGGCTTTGGTTGTTGATCATGATGGCGAGATCATTGGCACGGTGCTATGTGGTCTATGTCAATACAATTTCTCGTACAACACTTATGTGAAAGATTACTGGTTATATCTAAAACCAGAACACAGAGGTGGTATGACGGCAATGAAAATGTACAAGGCAGTTTATGAATGGGCAAAATTTTGCAAAGCAGAAGATGTGTATCTTGGTTATAATTTTGGTACAAAAAATAAAAAAATGAAAAATTTCTTTGAAAGAATGGGATACAAACATTTTGCTGATTGTTATATGAAGGAGGTACTGACGTAATGGGTTTTATTGAAGATATTTTTGAAGACCTTTTTGAGGACATTATTGATTTTTTTGAAGACATCATAGATTTTGGAAAAGACCTAATAGGTGCCATTGGTGGTATATTTGGATTCATGCCTGATGTTCCAGATTTCAACTTAGGACAAGGTCAAAGTGGTGAAGGTATGATACAAGGTATCCTTGTCAACAAGACAGGTGCGACTGGACACATACCATTGGTCTATGGCACAAGAAGAGTTGGAGGTTCTGTAATTTTTATATCAACAAATGGTGAATCAAACAAATATCTCTATGTGGCTATGACACTATGTGAAGGTCAGGTACCCAGCGATGCTATTGAAAAGATTATTTTAGAAGATCGTATCATGGACATTGGCACATTGAATCACGGTGAGGTAGTTTCACCAAACGATGCAGACAAATATTCTGGAAGGGTACAATTCCAATTTTTTGATGGCAGGGATGACCAAATTGCTTCAAGCATTCTAAAGGAAGCACCAGGTTGGAGTGATCAACACAGATTACAAGGTATCTCGTACATAGCGGCCAGATATCAATGGGACAAAATTGAAACAAGGGAAGACGCAGAGGCAAATCCTTTCAAAGGTGGTGTGCCTAGATTGAATGTCATAATGAAAGGTAAAAAAGTTTTTGATGCCACTACATTGGGCAGTTCTCACGCAACGGCCTATGGCAGTGAATCATTGATCCACACCAACAATCCTGTGTCCTGCCTTTTGGACTATATGAGAAATCCAAGATTTGGAAAAGGACTGAGCAATGACAGTTTTGATTGGCAAAGTTGGGGTGTGGCGGCAGACCTATGTAATCAGGATGTACAATTTGTTGCGGGTGGTGACAATCAAAAAGTTTTCACCTGTAATGCGGCCATTGACACCAGTGTGAGTTTGATGTCAAACATTAAAATTTTATTATCTGGTTTCAGAGGCATGATGCCTTACACACAAGGCCTATATAAATTAAACATTGAACACGCGGGTGATGATACAGACATAACTTCTACATCTACCCCAAGTGTGGTTCTATCCATTGACAATGACGACATTGTTGGCGGTATGTCCCTAGAAGGTGAGGTCAAAGAGAACAGATTGAATCGTTGTATCGTGACCTACACAGACATAGGTACTGATGAAAATCCAACTTTCAAACCAAATGATGCCGTATTCCCTGACAGACAAGATTCAGATCAAAAAACAAGTGATGATCAATATCTCGCAGAAGATGGCAACATCAGGTTAGAAAAAAAAATTACTATGCCACACATCACAAGCAGAGAAGAAGCCTTGCAATTTGCTGAGGTGTCTGTAAAGAAAAGCAGGAATGCCAAAATTGTTTCTTTCACCACAACTCTACGTGCCTCAAACGTCACGGTTGGTGACCTAATCAGTGTCACAAACGAACACATTGGATTATCAAACAAAATTTTTAGAGTACTGAGTGTGAATGTCAGCAATCAAGGAGCAATAAATTTTTCAGCGGTGGAACACACACCAGCCAACTATGCCATGATACACAAACCTGGAGACATTGACAGACCACAAACCAATCCACCAGATGACGATCCATATGCTGGACAACGGGCGGACCTAACTCTCACAAATGCAGAGGGTGAAAGAATTGCTGGTCAAACTTTTTATTTCATTTCAGCATCATTCACAAAATCATCTGATCCATTAATAGAACGATATTATGTGTACTACAAATTGAGCCAAGAACCGCAGTACAGCCTGAATTCAATCATAGGCAAGAACGCAGATAGGCGTGTCCATGTGTATGACGCAGGTATCTTGGGACAAAATTACGATTTCAAATTGGTTGAAGAAGACTCATTTGGCAATATGAAGATAGCAGAGACGATACTAAATCACACACTGACCAGAGCCTTCAGAAGTGCCACTACTGGCTTGACTGAGGCCAGTGGAGCAGGTGGAAGTTCAATGCAAAACGTAGGAGCAGATGCTTTAAGCAGTTAGGAGGAATAGATGGCCAAGACAGGATTTTTTGACGCAGACCAAAACATTTACCTACCCAAGGACACATTGACTTGGACGGATCTAGGTTCATCACCATATGCTACCTGGGATTCATACACCAGTTGGTACAAGAATCTTAGTGCTTCAACAACAGTTGAATTCACAACAGCGATACACGATCTTGGCACACCTGCCAAAAAGGTGGTGCCTACAATAACACTATTCTTGGGCAGAGATGGAGATGAGGATGCTGACGTGTCCTTGCCAGTCACCAAACCCACATACACTTTTGAAGGATCAACTGTGGCAGACCTAAGTTCAGGTGTCACCACTGTGACCTGTGATCCAAACACCGCTTCAGATGTCACCACAGCCTTTAATTCCATGCCAGCAATCAGATATATTCGTACAACTATCAACATCAATTCAGGACTGAACACAGCGCCTCAGGGTATCCGTGGATTTGCCATCAATTTCCTACAGGGAGATGGTGACATCAATGGTTATCTCGTGTCAGGATTGCCAGACGTTCATGTTGATGCTTTTGGAAACATAAAGAGGCGAGTGTAGTACAGTTAAATAACCATAACAGGAGATAAAAAATGGCTTGGCCAGCAAACGCAAACAACATAGTGACAACAAATTTAGATGCAGGCACTGATAACCCAGCATCAGCAAGACCCAATTTAAAAGCGGCACTTGACGAAATAACAAATCTAATAAATGGTAGAAATCAAGCATCAGGTGTGGCAGGATTGGATGCTTCATCAAAGATCGCAAACACACAATTACCTGACAC